AGAGAATAACGATAATGCCAATGCTGTAATAATAAATAAATTTCTCATAGTGTATATATTTTATTAGATTAGTATTAATATATATATTACGTGTAATATTTACTTTTTATTGTTTTGCATAAGCTTCCTGCTCCCAAGGTAATTTTTTACTACCTTCTTTCATTGTTGCTCGTGGATATTTTTTACCTTTCCAGAATACATGTGAATCATTATAATCTAAATCACCTCTATTCATTTGATCTAAATGAACCTTCTCGTGAGAAATAGTTTTATTCTTTTTTAATACAGCAGGCGAAACATTTTTATTTATAAGTATACTACCTTTATTTGTAGCCATACCTAAAACATCATCACCCATATCTTGTTGATAGATAGGAGTGTTATCAATTTCGTATGGACTTCTTAGTTTGAACGCCATAAGTTTATATATTAATTGTTCTCTTCTTTTTTACCACCTATATGAATCCACTTATGTAATGTATATCCTATTGATACAACTAACAAAGTTATTTTCAAAAATGGTTCTATCGCTGTCATACTTAACATTAATGACACTGAGTTTAGAGTATAAATCTTCAAATCTGTAAATGTCATTTTTTATCTTCTTTTAGCACGTTGTGTAATAGGCTCAAGAGGTGCGCCCCCGCAACCGCAATCTAATTTTAATTTCATACCATTTTTACCGCCGCTATATCCTTGTCCTTTTGGATAAGCAGACATATCTAATGGTCCGTCCCATAAATGGTTTAATCCAGATACACCAGGTTTTTCCATTTTAACTAAGTGTGGGTCGATTGTTTTATTATTCATCATATCTTTGTTGTTTAGTAATTACATTTGAGGTTCTTGAGCTGGATCCATACTTGACATTGTTCTGTCAAATGAATTTTCCATACCTGTTCCAAATACACCATTAATTGTTGATGCATTTTGTGGACTAAATGGTACAGGTGCGCCACTGTTTTTAATATTAGGATTCATAGGTCTTGGTGTAGATGCTAAAGCAGGATTTGCCATTTTTGGTTGAGATGTTAAATCTGTATTTGCATCCATTTTTGGGTTTAATGTTTGTGAAGCATTAGTATAATTGTCAACTGTCATTTTTGGTTGCACATCTTGTAAATAATTTTTCATCGTGTTTTATCTTTATTAACATTTTGTATTGCTGATTGTAAAACTGTGTCTGTATATGTTTTACCTCTCATTATAATATTTCTTCTTTCACTTGTTGGTATATCTTCGTCGCCAATCATAATACGGTACATTTTACTTATTAGTTGTTTGCACTTGAAAGAGACTTTATATATATTGTATTTTTGAGTTGTATGGTTTCTTTTTCTCCAAACCACTATCCACCCTTCTTTTAACAACCTGTCCCAGCGCATCTTATCCCAACTATATGTATAAGTACCTATTTCATAATCATGTCTAGTAAAGAAGTCTAAACAATCAAAGTATATTAATAATTCTAAATCTGCATCAGCAAGACCATTATTTCTACAAGCCCATCTTCTAATTATTCTGTAATGTTTTAATAAACCAGATTCACGTAGATCACTAGCTTCTAACCGTTTCATAATACAACAACTATATCTTGTAGTTTTATTACTGTATATTTATTACCTTCGAATTCAATAGTATGACCAGCGTGCTTATCATAATAAATTTCATCAGCTTCTTTAATGAATGTTATATCATCACTGATTGATACAACTATTGCTTCTTTGTATCTAATATCTTCGCTGTCTTTTTCTTTTAAAATAAGACCGTCTTTTGTTTTCTTTGTAGCTTCTACCTTCTTAGGTAAAATAACTATATTATTACCTATTGCCTTCATTAATTCTAAGATTATTGATTACACAATCGGTTGATAAAATAGTTGTAGCGACTGAAGAAGCATTCTTTAATGCGGACTTTGTTACAAGTAATGGATCGATAATACCAGCTTTAATCATATTAACTGTTTCACCAGTTATAACATTTAAACCTAATCCTTCTTCTTGTGGGATTGGTATTTCAATTCCAGCGTTTAGTAATATCGTATGATAAGGTGCTTTAATTGCATCTAATAATACCCATTCACCCTGGTTTAATCCACCAATATACATTGCAGCATTTAATAAAGCAATTCCACCACCTGGTACAATACCCTCTTTAATAGCCGCTTTTGTTGCACAGATTGCATCTTCAACTCTATCTGCTTTTTCTTTTAATTCTATATCAGAACCAGCACCTACTTTTACAATAGCTACCTTGCCTGATAATCTTGCTAATCTTCTTTCTAAGCGAATTACTTCTGCAGGATTCTTAGCGGATTCTAATTGTTTTTTTACTGTATCAATAAGATCATTTACTTCTTGTGAATATTCCCCAACTTGAATAATTGTTTCTACATCGGTTGTTACAGCTTTAATACAAGATCCTAAATGCTCTGGAGTTATAAGATCCATATCATCTCCAAGATCTTCGTTGATAATTGTAGCACCTGTTAATAATGCTAAATCATCTAATGTATCTTTTTTATTAACACCGTATGTTGGGGCATTAATAACGTTTGCTTTTAAATTACCTTTAACTTTGTTCATCGCAATTACTGAAAGAACTTGTGGTTCCATATCTGCAATAATAAGTAATGGTTTTTTTATTTTCATACAGTGTTCTAAAACACCTTGTATTTGTCTAATATTTTCAACTGGTGATTCAATGATAAGAACCAAAGCATTATCTAGCTCTGCTGCTTTCTTTGAAGCATTAGTTACAAAATGCGAATTAACTAATCCTTTATCATATTGAATACCATCAATAACTTCTATTTCCGTAGCATTAAGATCTGACATTTCCATCATTACAATACCATTGTCACCAGCAGCTCTAAATGCATCCGCAATAACCTTACCTAATTCAGGATCGTTATTAACAGATATAGTGGCTACATTATCAATCATATCTCCTGATACGGGTATTGCGATACTCTCTAAATACTTAATTACTTTTTCTGTAGCATTTTCAATACCTTCTTTTATTTCTCTACTACTAGTTCCTTTTGGGACTTTATAAGCATGATTTAAAATAGAGTGTGTCAATACTGTTGCGGTTGTTGTACCATCTCCAGCTTCTTTAACTGTTTTTCTTGCAGCTTCCTTAAGTAACGTTGCGCCCATATTTTCAACTGGATCTAATAGTATAATACTATCCGCTACTGTTACACCATCTTTTGTAATTACTGGCCTACCAGCTCCATCTTCTAATATTACACATTTACCACTAGCACCAAGTGTTGAACTTACGGCTCTAGTTAGCTTAGTAATACCTTCGAATATCTTATTCTTTGCATCTTCGCCAAAGTTAAGATTCTTTACGATTGCTTCTGTCATGATTTGATTTTATTTAATTTAAGTTGATAGTTGTATTATTACGTATATTTTACCGTTTTAGGTTAAAACAGTTTACTTTTAAATTTTTGATACAACCAAATAATTAATAATAGTAATATAATCCAGAATGATAACCAAAACCAAAATGTTTTAGCTTCTTTTTTATCTACTGTTTTAACTTTCTCTTTCTTAGTTTCTTTAGTTACTGTTTTTGATTGTTTTTGGCTTGTTTTAGACACTATACTATCTTTTGAATATATAGTGTTATCTTTTTTCTTTTTGATCTTAATACGAGCATTAAAATACTTTTTACCTTCTACAACGAATTCTTTAGTTGAATCGATCGGTATGATTTCTATTTCATGTGTATCGATGTCAAATTTAATTTCTGTCTTTACAACTTCACTAGTTGAATCTTTTTGTGTAACAACTTCTACAGTTGCTTTTTCTTCCATCTTATCTTCTTTGTTTACTTTTCTTGCTCCACATGCAAAAAACAATGCCGATAGTAATATTAAAATGTATTTCATCATATTATTCTTTTATTTCAAAGTGCATCCAATCATAATTTTTTTCTCTACCCAAAGATATAAATCCATGTTTGTAAAATATATCAATCATAGCTTTATATTCCGGCCTTGCAAATCTTGCTGTTTTACTTGTTTCTTTTAATTGGTTTCTACCTGGGTCTAAATCGATAGCTATTGCCCATGAATGCATAGACCAATCATTACCCCCTCTCATTTTTCTAAAGTTAAAACAACCACCAAATAAATCAATACCCAATTCTTTTATTTTAGCATAACCATATACTCTTAACAATTCGTTGAATACCGCTAAGAATCTACCAGATACTAATTTATGGCATCTCATTTTGTTTACAACAGACTCCGTGTCCCAAGCTAAACGCATCGGATAAGGTAATAGTATTGTAACAAGATAACCATCACCGGTTACATTGGGCTTACCGTATTTAGATATTGTTTCCTTGGTTGTCATTCTTTGTTTTCATTAAACGTTCTACTATATTTGTAACACCTTCTATTGTTATATAAGAAGTCGCTATTATAACCCAATCTGTAGAAGTAATTGCCGCAGTAAATAAACCTACTGAAGCAATTACAAATACTGTTAATTTTCTACTAACCCATTTATTTAAAAATAGATCTACTTTTTCTCCTCTACTCATTTTTAAACGGAGGTGGTAAACTTACCGTTAATGGTTTAATTTGTAGGTCAATTTGAGCATCTAAATTTTTTTGCATTGCAGGAACATCTAAAGAAGCTTCCATCCATCCAATTGTCATTTCCTCTGTAATTTGATCATAGGGAACAAACGTCACTGGATCTGGAAAAGCAACTCCTGTAGCTCCATACATTTCAGCAAAGTATTCTTTACCATCATTTTCTCTTGTAGCTTGGTATCTCCAATTTACGGTATACACTACATCTGTTAACCCATCTACGTCTACGTAGCATTCCATTGGTCCAAAGACCCATTTAAAATTTGTCATATTATTTATTAATTAGTCATCATTCCTCTTACTGTTATTCTAACCCAGGCATCATCATTCCTTGTGTTATTGATTAAAGATAATGTAGGACCGCCATTTGTAGTAAATTCAAATGCAGACATGTTACTCCCCTCTATTTGTCTAACATCTTTAAAATCACCATTACCAGTATCTTTCCAAGCCATATACACAGTGCCTATTGCATAATCACTTCCATCGTTTAATCTTATTAAGTATTCCACTATAGCCCCCGCATAATGAGCGTAATCAAAAGTTATAATATCTGTAGCGGTTTCAGGTGGTAGTGATATTGGTTTAGGCGCATAAATATGTGGTAACTGAGCGGATGTTGTATTACTATTATATTGTGATATTGCTAAACAATCATTTTCTAACGCGTTTGCATTTGTGTTTAAATATAAATTAGAACCTATAACTGTTAACCCTGTAACATCAGAATTTTGTGATGCGTTATAACCAATAGCTATATTATTTGTACCGCTTGCGTTGCTTACAAGAGTATTATGTCCTAATGCTGTATTAGTTGAAACATTACCTCCACCTCTGCCGACGGTTAAATCATTTATTAATGCATCACCGTTAACATCTAATATTTTAGCAGGGTTTGAAGTGCCTATACCTACATTACCCGCTAAATTTATATATAATCTTTCGACTGAAGATATATTATCATATATAATAAAGTCGTTTGAGCCATATCCCCCTGTTTGTATAGAAAAATCTCCTGGATAAGCATAAGGAGATGCTGATTGTAATCTAAGTACGACTGGGCTATTATTTTTATATAAATGTAATAATCCACTCGGGCTTGTTGTTCCAATACCTACGTTACCTGCTGATGTGATACGCATTCTTTCGTTAGTCCCACCAGTACTTAAAATTAATTCGTTTGAAGATATTCTAAAATTTTTCCAACCTCCAAAACCAGTCGTTGTTGAATAAATATCATTTTGACTACTTGCAAACCCTAAAGTTAGTCTTCCATTTACTCCGTCATCAAAAATTCCTTCTCCAACAACGTGCAATTTTGCGCCTGGAGTGGTAGTTCCAATACCTACACTGCCCCCGTTTGGATTTAAAGACAAAGAAAATACTTCTGCATCATTTGACTCCCTTTGCACTTGAATAGAGTGTGTACCTGTGCCATATCCTCTAAATGTTAAACCATAAGGTGCCGGTGAAAATGTTAAAAATTTACCAGTTATACCGCCTGTTCCAGGATTCCCAGAAAATAAACCTCTAACAACACCATAAACATCAAGTTTTTCACTTGGAGCAGTCGTTCCAATTCCAACGTTTCCACTTGAGGTAATACGCATACGTTCTGAACCAACCGTAAATAATAATGGATTTGACACCGAAGCCAGTTCAGTTAATGTTGATGTTGACGCAATATAAGCACTTGGATTTGTTCCAATACTAAACCCTAGCAAAGACTGAGAAGAACCGTTTATATCAACAACTAATCTTCCAGCTGTTTGATAGTTTGGGTTTGTCGTTCCAATACCAACATTTGTGCCAGTGTCAAATATTTGACTATTGCCTATTGTATCAGCATCAGTCCATTTCGTTACATAGTTAGTTGTACCTGAACCATCAACTGCTCCCCCTCCAATTGGAATCTCTATAACATTACCTGAACTATCTACAGCTAATCTTTGTGTAGGTGTTCCTGTGAATGTACCTGATCCGTAGTTGTTGAATTTAATTGCACCATTTGCAGAAATACGCATTCTTTCGGTGTTATTAGTCCACATAATCATAGGTGCATTTGCTTCTTGTATTAAATACAATCCGTCTGCTCTACTTGCAGATAAAACACCATCATTTATTCTTGTAAAACCATTTAAACCAGTTGAACGAATACCACCATTTACCTCTAATTTATCTATTGGGCTTGTTGTTCCTATACCTACGTTACCGCTTGAAGTGATTATTGCTTTTTCAGAACCATTTGTATTAAATTTTATAGAACCATTACTTTCGTTTGAAACTAATAAATCCGTTCCCGTGTAAAATAAAAAAGATTTTCCAGCACCACCAACACTCAAAGCTAACATTGATTGAGAACTTCCGTTTATGTCGATTATGCCTCTGCCTGCTGTTGTGTAATTAGGGCTCGTAGTATTTATACCTACACCAACCCCATTATCGAATATCTGGCTATTGCCTAATGTTGTTGTTCCTGTGAATTTAGAAACGTAGTTTGTTGTACCGCTAGCATTAGCAGGTGTATAACCTAACCATTGAGCAATTGTTTTATTAACCCATAGTGTACCGTTAAATCCAAGTATATCTCCATTGATAGGTACATTAGTTATAATATCTACATCGTGTATTTCTTTTAATTCAAATCCGTTTTGTACATTTACAAATATCTCACCGTTGTTAGCATTAACTCTTGTAACAATACCAAGGAAAACTAAATGTGCGGGAGCATAAGGTTTATTAATTAATCCGTAAATAAGATTACCATTTGTACCTAGCCATACTGGGTCTCCAGCAGTTGCTCCAATTGTATTTAATCCTGCTAGTCTACCTATCTGTACAACATCTGCCATACCATTAATAGCAACAGTTGCATTAAGTAAACCTAATGTTTTTGACGAGGTTGCTTCAGAAGTATTAGAAGCTAATCCCACGATTATATTTGTTCCGTCAGCACCTGTTACATACACAGCTTGTCCCTTGTTTATAGCAACACCTGCTTTAACTAGGTTCTGAACATCACTAGCAACTGTGGTTTGATTTATCCAACTAACATTACTACCAGTTGATGACAATACTTGCCCTGATGTACCGATAGCTCCAGACGAATCTCTTATACCCGCCTGGACCTCTATGTCACTTTTAAATTTTTGACTCATATTAAATTTGTATTAAATTACCCAACCTTAGTAACTAGTACTCTAATAGGGTTGGTTGGTGCCGTTGCGAACGTTATTGTAACTGTGTTAACGCTTGGGCGTGCAACGTCTGAGAATATTGTTTCGAATGTAACAGTATCGTATAATTGTACATTTACATCTCTTGTATTTAAACTATGCGTTATTGTTGAGGTAGCCGATATTGTTGTAACGTATGAACTCGTTTGAGCACTTACTGTAGCTGTACCATTTGAATAACTAACTGCTATCCCAGTTCCTGCATTTACATTACCAATACCTATCTGTGTTAAACTAGCTATATCGATGTTATTCTGAACTGTTGTCCAGTTTGCTAAAGTTGTTGGTGAATCGACTTCAGCAATCAACACATCACCTACTCTAACTTGTTCTGTAAAGAAAGTACCGTCAACTGTAACTGTATATGTCCAACCTTTTTTGATA